GAACAGCGGGTTATCAGCGGCATTATTCACCATGATTTGATCTCCATAAATAGATGTATAGTTATATTTACCTGGAAAATTCATGGCTAGCGTACAAATCAACATACCTGGAATCGGCAACGTGGTTGCCGACAATGCCGCGTCTGAAGAAACCTTACAAAAAATTCTAACTGCTATGCAGGGCAAGGGTGGTGCAGGTGGTGGCATGGTGGGTAACAAAGGTGCTGGCAATGCACAGGATCTACTAAAACAACAAGAAAAAGAAACGGAAGCTCGTAAGAAGAGTACCAAGGCTGCAGAAGAAGAAGCCAAACAAACTGGCAAGAGCAATCAACAGGCTGAAACAACCAGCAAGTACATGAAGAATCTGGGGCAGAGCGTGTCTTCAGGTGCTTCGCAAGTGGGCAATGCTCTGTTGGGATTTGGGTCAACTTTGGCACAGTCGGCGGCCGCAGTGGCCACAGCATTTGCCACCAGCTATGATAGCATGGCAGAAAATCCCATTGGCGCGGCCGCCACCATGATGGCCACCAACATTGACCTAGCCGGAGCGGCCGCCAAGGCCGCAGTGGATGTGGCCGCAGGCCTGGGCACAGCGGCTGCTGGCATCTTGGGTCCGTTTAGCAGTGTTGGCACAGGACTAGTAAATGCAATGAGTGCGGCCGCCAAGGCTGTGATTGACTTTGCCACCACTATCCTTAAGATGGCAAATGAAATATTTGCCAAAGAATTTCAGAAGTCAGCAGATGCACTAAAAGAATATACCAAGGTGGGCGCCAGCTTTGCCGGCGGCATGTTGGAAATGCGCGACATAGCACACGATTCGGGCCTGGGTATTAAACAGCTCACAGCGGCCGCAGTGGCAAGTAGCGAAGAAATTCGTAACATGGGTTTGACACAGGGCGAAGGTGCTAGAATAATGGCACAGGGTGCAAAGAGCCTGGCTACCACTATGGGCAAAAGTGGTGGCTCCATGCGTGATGAGTTACTAGCACTGGGTTATACTTACGAAGAACAGGCAGGATTAGTAGCACAGTACGGTGCCACACTGAAAGCATCCGGGCAAGACATTAAAAATCTAGCTCCGGCTGATTTGGCCAAACAAACAAAAGATTACGCAGTTAACTTGAAAGTGATCAGTGACATCACCGGACAAGATGCCAAGAAGTTGATGGACAAGGCTCGTTCAGAAAGTATGCGCGGCGCATTAATGAACAAGTTGGATGGAGACCAACGCAAGGCATTTTTGTCAGCACACGCCACCATGAGCACCTTGGGTCCAGAAATGCAAACTGCATTAATGCAGATGATTGCCGGTGGCACAGTAACAGACCCAATGATTGCCGGCAATGCCGAAGCCATGGAAATGTTGAAGAAAACAGCGGCAGGTGTAAATGCTGGTAGTGCATCAATGACAGCAGACACACAAAAGGCCATGAGCGAAGCGGCGGCAGCAACCAGGGCAAAAACTCTAGCCGAAGGTAGTGCTGTGGGTACTGCACAGTTGATGAGTAAAAATACCGGCGGCGTTGCCAGTGGAATGGCGGATTTAGAAACCAAACTCAATAACTATCAACTTGATCCTGATGCGGCAGAAAAGAGCACCAAAGCGGCCATCTCACAAAGCGAAGCCACAGATGGCCTGACCAAAGGTTATCAATCGCTAACAGCACAAATGACTGGATTCCAGAATCAAATGGAAAAGTTTGCCACAGACAACCTGCCGGCCTATGCCAACATACTGGCAAAAAATGCCGCAGAAACCATGGCCTACTTCCAAGAAGCTCTAAAAGTTGCTGTAGACTTTGCAGGTTATGTCAAGGGCAAGATTGACGAAGCTGAAGGCAACAAGGCCAAACATGCCGAACAGGAAAAACTGCGCGGTGAATACAATGAAAGTACAAAAAATGGTACTATCATGCAGAAGTACTACGGTATTGGACTGACTGAAGAACAGAAAAAGAAAAAAGAAGCCTACGAAGCATCAACCGCAGACAACGATACCAGCGGTATGCAAACTGCAATGCAACAATTTGCCCTGGGTGGAATAACAAATAAACGGGCCATCTTTGGTGAGGCCGGACCCGAAGCCGCAGTTCCGCTACCCGACGGTAGAAGTATTCCTGTATCGTTTGATACTGAAGCCCTGACCAAAATGGCCACCGGTGGTAACGATCAAGTCATGCAGGATTTGGCAGCCGCTATCAAACAGTTGTCAACATCCATGAGTTCAGGCACAAGTTCAAGTGGTCCAATGGAGGCCATTGCCAAGCACCTGGAAGAAATGAAAGAAACAGCAAGTAAACAATTGGATATCAATTCGACTCTAAGTGACTTGATGGGACAAGCCAACAGTATTTCGAACAACATACTGAACAACAGTTACTAATCTACGGTAAATATCACAAAGAGATTAACATATGGCCGGATGGAAAAAGTATTTTAAAACCAGCAATTTGCAGTACGGTGGATCGGTGAGCCCGATTTCGGGTGCAACAGCACAGTCAGGAAATCCCACAGATCCTGGATATCGCAACTATCAAAGCTCCTTGCCCGAAGTGTATGTGGGCCACCCCAATCGCGTTGAGCGTTACAATCAGTACGAGCAAATGGACATGGACAGTGAAATCAATGCGGCACTAGATATCCTGGCTGAGTTCTGTACACAAAAGAACAACGAAAACGGTACAGCATTTACCATACACTTTAAAGAAAAGCCCACAGACAACGAAGTAAAGATCATCAAAGAACAGCTACAGCAGTGGGTCAGCTTGAACGAAATGAACAAGCGTGTGTTTAAAATTGTACGCAACACCATCAAGTACGGTGATCAGGTATTCTTGCGTGATCCAGAAACATTTAAACTGTTTTGGACAGAAATGAGCAAAGTGGTCAAGGTCATTGTGAACGAAGGCGAAGGCAAAAAGCCTGAACAGTACATCATCAAAGACATCAATCCCAACTTTCAAAATCTAACTGTGACAGCAGTCAGCACCAGTGATACTTTCATGAATCACCCGCAGATTGGCGGACCGCAGGGCAGTTACTCACAACCCAATTCACCCACTGGACAAGGCAGTCGTTTCCAACATGCACAAAACGAAGCTGTTATCAATGCCGAACACATTGTACACCTGAGCCTGACAGAAGGCCTGGACATATTCTGGCCCTTTGGCAATAGTGTGCTGGAGAATGTGTTTAAAGTATTCAAACAAAAAGAACTGTTGGAAGACGCCATCATTATATATCGTGTGCAACGTGCACCAGAGCGTAGAATCTTCAAAATTGACGTGGGCAACATGGTGCCGCACATGGCCATGGCGTTCGTGGAGCGCATCAAAAACGAAATTCATCAGCGCCGTATTCCCACACAAACCGGAGGTGGAGTCAACATGATGGATGCCACCTACAATCCTCTGAGCCAAAACGAAGACTTTTTCTTCCCTGTCACAGCAGATGGTCGTGGGTCCAGTGTAGAAGCACTGGCCGGTGGACAAAACCTTGGTGAAATTACAGATTTACGTTTCTTTACCAACAAGTTGTTCCGTGGCTTGCGTATTCCTGCCAGCTATTTGCCTACAGGTGTAGATGACGGAACACAGAGCTTTAGTGATGGTAAAGTGGGTACAGCATTAATACAAGAATGGCGTTTTACACAGTACTGTAAGCGCCTGCAGAGCATGATCATTGATAAACTAGATCAAGAGTTCAAGATGTTCATGCGCTGGAGAGGCATTAACATTGATGGGCAACTGTTTGATCTAGTTTTTGAAGAGCCACAAAACTTTGCACAATATCGTCAAGCTGACATTGATTCGGCTCGTATTGCCACCTTTACACAGTTGGAACAATTTCCATATCTGGCCAAGCGATTCTTGATGAAACGCTACCTAGGCATGAGCGAAATGGAGATCAGCGAAAACGAAATTGCCTGGAACGAAGAACGTGGCAACGTGGAAGAAGCTCCTGCAGATGCTCCCAATCTGCGTAGCATGGGCATCAGTCCGGGCGGTATTGAAAGCGACCTGGGTGCTGTTACTCCTGACGCTGGTGCAGAAGCGGCACCAGCAGAACCCGGAGCTCCGGCGCCGGCTCCCGGAGTGGGTGCGGCCCCTGCGGCACCAGTTTGACCCTGGTAGGGTTAAATACACATATGAATCTATACGAATTTACACAAGAAGTTAAGCCAAATCTTCCGGGTTATAATACAGAAAAAGATGATAATTCTGTACTCAAACTCAAAGATCTACGCAAGACTCGCTTGACTCTAGCACACCTAAACAAGCTGAGAATAGCCAATGATGTGCGTAAATTTGAACATGAAAAGAAATTAAAATCGGTTGCAACTCAGTATCAACCGGCACCCGACGCCGCGGCAGCCGGTGCTCCACCAATGTAATTTTTGACTAGTCCGTCAAAAAACTTTAAAAAACCCCCATTTAACACAGAAATATACGCAGTTATGTAAATAACTACACATAGCCACATTCTAAAGGAGTTCTTATGAACAAGTATGAAAAATTGATTGAGTATATCATCAATGACAACGAACAAAAAGCTCGTGAATTATTTCATGAGATTGTAGTAGAAAAAAGTCGCGACATCTACGAAAGTTTGATGGACGAAGACGAAATGCAAGAGAACATGGGCGGCATGCCTGTGGAAGAACTTGGCCGTGAAGTAACAGCCGATGAAAACGGTGGTGTTGCCGAAGACGAAGATCTTGATCTTGACATAGATCCAGAAGATGAAGACGAGCACGACATGCATGGCGACTTGTCAGCAGACGGCCCAATGGAAGAGCCAGCTAGTGAAGAGCCAGCTACCAAAGCTGATATCGATGAGCTAAAAGACATGTTTGCTGAAATCCAAGCCAAATTGGACATGGATGGCGGATCTGACGAAGACGAACCACAAGACGACGAATTTTCTGCTCCAGCAGAAGTTGGTTCCCATGATGACAGCATGATGGAAGCTGAAGAGTCTGATGAAGACGCTGAAGAAGACAAAAAAGAAGAAGAGTCCAAGGAAGAAGTTAAAGAAGCTAAAAGCCAAGGACCTAAGAGCGTTGCTCAATTGATGCGTGAATATGTAGACCAAATTGGTCAAGTTTACGATCAAGAACCAGCCAAAGGACCTAAAGGTCACATGGCCGGTACAGGTGCCAAGAGCGAAAAGCAAGGCGAGCGCAATACTAAATCTGTCAGCTTGGAAACAGGTCCAGAATTTGGTGGCACAAGCAACAACATCCTAAATGGCAAAGGCAACAACGAAGCTCCAGACGGCAAAGCTATTCCAAAGCCCAACAACGAATACAGCAAAGGCGAAGGCAAGTTCTCTAAAGAGAAGTTCCAAAACGCACCAGGCGGTAGCAAGAAGACAACTCCAGTTGGTAAGAATTGGGAAAGCGAACACGGAGCCGAAGGTCAGACCACAGGCGGTAAAGTGCCAGTTAATACCAAGTCTGAACTACAGCAAAACACAGGCAAAAAGATCTAATACAGATGCAAACAGCTCGTTATCTTAGAGAGAACTTATCTTTTGATCAAGCCGGAATCACTATCCTTGAAGAAGGTAGTGGTGATGGCAAGACAAAGGATCTCTTCATGACGGGAGTATTCATTGAAGGTGGTGTTGAAAATCACAACAAACGAGTATATCCTGTTCGTGAAATTGAAAAAGCTGTTACTACTATTAATGATCAACTAAAGACTGGATACTCAGTACTAGGCGAAGTCGATCATCCTGATGATTTGAAAATTAACTTAGACCGCGTTAGCCATATGATCACACGCATGTGGATGGAAGGCAACTGCGGTTACGGAAAATTAAAACTTTTACCAACCCCAATGGGTGAGCTCGTAAGAGCCATGTTGACAAGCGGCGTCAAGCTGGGCGTTAGCAGCCGTGGGTCGGGTCAGGTAAATGAAAGCAGTGGACACGTTAGTGATTTTGAAATCATTACCGTTGACATCGTAGCACAACCCAGCGCACCTCATGCATACCCAAAAGCTGTGTATGAGAGTCTTATGAACATGCGTGGTGGTGCTCAATTGTTTGAAGTGGCACGTGAAGCCAGTAAAGATCAAAAAGTACAGAAGTATGTACAGGAAGGCGTTATACGCCTAATCAACGAATTGAAGTTAAAATAGGAGAAACCTAATGTTAGATGCTATCAAACCATTGTTAGACAGTGGCCTTATAAACGAAAGCACTCAACAGGCTCTTAGTGAAGCTTGGGAAACCAAGTTGAATGAAGCACGTGAACAAGTACGTGCTGAGCTACGTGAGGAATTCGCAGGTCGTTATGATCATGACAAAAGTGTAATGGTTGAAGCTCTAGACAAAATGGTCACAGAATCGCTACAAAGCGAACTTGAAGAGTTCCGTGTTGAAAAGAAAGCCTTGGCCGAAGACCGTGTGCGTTTCAATATGCACATGAACGAAAGCGCCACCAAGTTCAATGATTTCATGGTTACTAAACTAGCCGAAGAAATCAAAGAACTACGCAGTGATCGCAAGACTTACCAAAATAGCATTGCTAAAATGGAAAGTTTTGTTATCAAAGCATTGGCTGAAGAAATTCAAGAATTCAATCAAGACAAGCAAGCAGTTGTTGAAACTAAGGTACGTTTGGTTGCAGAAGCCAAACAAAAGATTGCAGAAATGCAAAAAGCCTTTATTTCTCGTGCCGCAGAACTTGTAAAAGAATCTGTAACCACTAAGCTAGAGTCGGAATTGACTCAACTAAAAGAAGACATCCATACTGCTCGCGAGAACATGTTTGGTCGTCGTTTATTTGAAGCTTTTGCTAGCGAATTTGCTGTGACTCACTTGAATGAGAACAAAGAAATTCGCAAACTACAAGAATCTGTTAAAAAGACTCAGCAGGACTTAGCGGAAGCTAAGAAAGTTGCTGAAGACAAATCAGTACTAGTAGAGTCGAAAGAAAAAGAAATCCGTATTATCAAGGAATCACAAGAACGCAAGGTAATGCTTGATTCTATGTTGAAACCTCTTAATAGGGAAAAAGCCGCTATTATGAGCGACTTGTTAGAATCTGTGCAAACTGCAAAATTGCAGAGTGCATATGAAAAGTATCTTCCAGCAGTACTAAATAACGGAACAGTTAAAACATCAGCTCCAAAGGCTGTGTTAGCTGAAAGCCGTAGTGAAGTAACTGGAGATAAGACTGCTAAAACTGTTGTTGAAGCAGATGACAGCAATGTTATCGCATTAAAGCGTTTGGCAGGGCTAAAGTAAACCCTAAAAGGAAAAGGAAATTAAAATGTCACAAGTATTATTAGAAAGCCGTTGGGGCGAAACCAAAGAAGCCCTGTTAGAAGGTCTAAGCGGTTCACGTCGCACATCTATGTCGGCTATTTTGGAAAACACTCGCAAGCATTTGGCTGAAAGCGCAACAGCTGGTGGAACAACAGCTGGTAACATCTCTACACTTAACCGTGTGATTTTGCCAGTTATCCGTCGCGTTATGCCTACAGTTATTGCTAACGAAATCGTTGGTGTACAACCAATGACTGGCCCAGTAAGCCAAATTCACACACTACGTGTGCGTTATGCAGACAGCGCAGACATCGTCACAGCAGGTGATGAAGCTCTAAGCCCATTCAAGATTGCAACCAGCTACTCCGGTACTGGCAGTGATCCATCAGGCAAGGCAGTTTCTACAGCCTCTATGGAAGGTGTACCTGGTCGTCGTATTAACGTTCAGATCTTGAAACAAGTTGTTGAAGCTAAAACACGTAAATTGTCTGCTCGTTGGACATTTGAAGCCGCTCAAGACGCACAGTCTATGCACGGTTTGGATGTTGAAGCAGAAATCATGGCAGCTTTGGCTCAAGAAATCACAGTTGAAATTGACCAAGAAATCCTAGGTTCACTACGTGCTCTAAGCGGTTCAACATACACATACAACCAAGCAACAGTATCTGGTACAGCTACATTCGTTGGTGACGAGCATGCCGCATTGGCAGTTGTTATCAACCGTGCCGCTAACTTGATCGCTCAGCGTACACGTCGTGGTGCCGCTAACTGGGCAGTTGTATCACCAGCCGCATTGACAGTGTTGCAAAGTGCTACAACTAGCGCATTTGCACGTACTACAGAAGGCACATTTGAAGCTCCTACAAACACCAAGTTTGTTGGTACATTGAATGGTGCAATGCGTATATATGTTGACAGCTATGCAAGCGACTCAGCTAACGTATTAGTTGGATACAAAGGTACTAGCGAGGCTGATGCAGCCGCGTTCTATTGCCCATATATTCCTCTAATGAGTTCTGGTGTTGTTCTTGATCCATCAACATTCGAACCAGTAGTTGGTTTCATGACACGTTACGGATATGTTGAGTTGACAAACACAGCATCTTCACTAGGTAACGCCGCAGACTACTTGGAAAGCATTGCTGTAAGCAATTTGTCATTCCAGTAATTGACTAACCCCGAGATGGGAAGACATTAAAGCCCCGTAAGGGGCTTTTTTGTTGGCTACTGTTTCTTGTCCAGTACAGGTGGGATTTTTTCGATTTCTGTTGGTTCAGCAAATCTGGTATTATTGGATAAACCATTAAACATAATCCAGCTGTCTTCGGTGAAGATACGAATAGGTTTCCAGTATTTGTGAAAGATGTTATTGAGAAAAACAATAACAATACCCATGATGGCAAATCCTGCACCAAACAGTATTGCACCTGATAAAAAAGTTGAAGCTATTTCTGTGTCCATAGCGTCATTATACATGTGTACAATGCAAAGTCAATAAAAACGGTAAATAAACATGTTCGCTCTTAACCGAGAGTTCGCAGAGTGGCACTTTGCGTGGCTTAGAACGCTAACTTTAAGGAAAATAAAATGCCAAACAAATTAAAAATTGCACAAAAACAAACCAATGGTACACTGAGTGACCAAGCTGACGGTACTGCTGGCTTTGGTGGTACAGGTGGACCATCAAGAACTATTACCAGCACAGGTGTAAAGACACTGGATGTTCAATACAACACAACTGGTAACACCGCAGTGGCTCATGGTTATATCATTGCACAAAAAGGCAAGCGCAAGTTCCTAGTGGCCAATACGGCCGCAGCCGGAACACAAGTCACAGTGATACAATTGGTCAACAAGGCAGCCGGAGCACTATCAACTGGTGAAGGCACAATCACTGCCTACAACACCAGCAATACTGCTTTCAATGTAAGCCGTATCAGCAACCGTTTTGTACACGATTGGTCAGGCAACAAGTATATCTACAAAATCAACACAGTTGCAACAGCAACCAATGCCAACGTAGCATCTGCTTGATTGTTTCATCACAATGAGAAAATAGCACCCCTGGGTGCTATTTTTTTGACTTTGGCATATTTTTCTAGCGCATAAATACTACAATAATGGAATTTTTGCAATGGCCGCTACAACCAAAAAACGATTAAATACCAGTTACGTTTTACAGACAGTCAACAACGCTGACACAGTTACCCTCGACACGAGCAAAGTAACAATCACGGGCAACTTGGATGTGCTTGGTGTAACAACATACATAGAATCTACAACAACTCAGATCAAAGACTCAATTGTTCAGTTAAACCAAGGTGAAACTGGTGCTGGTGTTTCCGGCGGAGTGGCTGGTTTTGAAGTTGATAGAGGTACATTGGCTGATGTGCAATTACGTTGGAATGAGTCAGTTGGATTTTGGCAGATCACCAGAGATGGTACCAACTTTGCCAACATTGCCATCACCAGTTCTCTTGGCACTTCAAATCCTGCGGCGCTGACAGCCGTTGTACAGGATATTGCTCCAGCACTGGGCGGCAATTTAGATCTAAAGAATTATCAACTTTTTTCTACCACATCAAATTATGTTACCATTAACAGCAATATTGCCATTGCTAAAACAACAACTACACCAACTGCCCAACCTGGTAATGTGGTAGTATTTACAGCCAACTCAGGCGGCGGCCAGTCGGGTGTTTATGTCAATGATGGAGTTGATCCGGTATCAGAATTAACCAGCCAAGTGGCCGCAATGAAATACGCAATAATTTTTGGGGGATAGGAATAAAATAATATGGCAATCAAAAACTCACCAGTAAGCGGAACCACCGCTGCCAACATTTACGTCAGTGTTGGAAACACTATTATCACAACAGTTCACCTGTGTAACTACTCGGGTAGTGCTGTCACCGCCAACTTATACTTGGTACCCAGTGGCAACGTAGCAGGTAACACCAACATAATTTATTCTAGTGCCACTATCAACGGACAAAATACTTTGATTATGGAAAAAGAAAAAGTTATTTTAAGCAATGGAGATACTATACAGGCCAACTGTTCTGCTGGCAATGCCGTAACTGCCACCATTAGTTACTTGGGATACTAAGCATGGCACGATTACTGAAAAATCCAGACATCTCTCCGGGTTCATTGGGTGTGCGGTTGCCTATATCAAATCAATCCATATCCGATGCGCCGTCGGATGGTGTGATTAGATTCAACACAACCAACAGCAAGGTTGAATTTTATTATGGTAGTACTTGGAATCAAGTGGCCAAGATTGGTTCAGTCAACATCATCAAAGACACATTTGTCACAGCCAATGCCACAACAACATATGGTCCCATGACCTATAGTTATGCCGCAGGACAAGAAGCCAACGTGGTGGTATTTGTTGGCGGAGTATATCAGCAACCTGTTACCAATTATCAGTTTACCGGAAACACTTCGATCAATTTGAGCCCAACCAACGGTGAATATGGACAGACCATTACTGTGATACACAATTTAAACAGCACTAATGCTTTATAAGGACCAGTAATGGCCATTGGTAAAATATCAGGACCCATGCTACAAAACAACTTGGCACGCCAAGGGGTTGATCTTGCCATTGACTCAGATTTGGTCTACCTTGATGTAACAAATCGTAGATTGGGTGTTGGCACCAATGGTCCAACACAGTCCTTGGATGTGCCTGGTAATGTACGCCTGGCAAATCTGACAATTTTAGGCAACACCATCACCAGCAACACTGGTAAAATCAACATTGGATCTTCGTCCAATGTGATCATCACTGGTGGATCTAATTTTGATATATTGTACACCGATGGTGCTGGTAATCTGTCCTGGGGCAATCTTAATGTACTGTCTACCTTGGAGATATTCTCAGGCAACAACATTATCCTGGGAACTCCTGCTGATGGCAGTCTAGTGGCCAACACAGCCTATGACAAGTGGACAACAACAACCAAAGTCACAGATGCCATCGACGATCTAAATCAAGTTGCATTGAATCTAGGACAAAACACATTTGTGGGCAACGTGCAGTTTGTTGCCAACATATTGGCCGGACCAAGTCCTCAACCGGTGGTGTTTACTGGTTCAGCCAGTGGCAACCCAGATACTTTTTACTGGAACTTTGGTGATGGCAACATCTATACAACCAACACCAGTACAATCACACACACCTACAGCAATGTGCTGGGTGGATTATACACAGTCTATTATCGCGCATCAAATAGTTTTGGTACTTGGGGCGGAAATGCCACACTGGGTGCAGTTGGTAGTGTGGATGATTTTACTCGCTCCAACTATTTTAGACTATACACTCCCGTTCCCATACCGAGTTTTACTGCCAACACAGTCAGCTTCAACACCGGCGGAACTGTGTTGTTCACTGATACCAGTCAATACGATACTGATTACGCAGTTTACTGGGGTGATGGTACATCAACCATCAGTTCACAGCCGGGCACAACACAGACTCATACATACAACAATGGTACAGCCGGTGACACACAATATCTGCTTACCATACAGGCCAACAGTACCACAGCTGGACCCAGCAATGTTTCCGTCAACAGCGCACCCACTTTGACAAATGTTTACAGTTCGCATGTTCCCATAATCACAGCCAATGTTCCATATGTGATCAACTGGGAAGCCAATGGTGGCGGAACCATGAAATTTACCAATGGCACCACTACCAAACCGGGCAACGCCGCGGTATTTGGATCAGGGCAGAGATATAACTATTGGTGGAGTGATGCCACAGCCAATGCCAACGTGCAAATTGGCAGTGGTGGTGCCACCAGTGGCAGTTATCAGAATCAAACACTGGAGCATACCTACACCATGCCGGCGTCACAACAGATTGCCGGGGCCAATGTCACATACAACACACAACTGCAGGTATACAACGGGTATACCACATCACCGTTTAACAGCACAAATGTAGTGGTAACAGTGGTACCAAGTGTGAGGTCAAACATTGCTGCCACTGCGGTCACAGTCAGCGACAAAACCGGAGACACAGCACTGACCGGTTATGTTTATACCGATTACAATGGTAACAACAGATCTCTGTTCACATACAGCACCGGCGCACAAAATGCCACCACATTCAATTGGGCCTGGGGCGATACTGTAACCACTGGGAACATAACAGTGGGTGTGGGCACTACCGCAGCCAACATTACCTATACCTATGCCAATACCGGAACCAAAACAGCGGCTCTGACTGTTTGGGGACAACCCGGCGGTATATCACAAAGCAACGTCAAATCTGTAGCAATCACAATCAACAGTAATCCTGCCGCACCCGGGGCATTGAGCACCAAGTCATTGACAATGAGCAGTGCCAGTGAATATGTAAATGCTCCGCTGTTGGCAGCCGGCGCGGCAGATCAGACATCGGGTAATATAACATCAGCAGGATCCAGTGTAACACGCTATGTATCAACAACTCCGGTTGTAACAAACACAGTCACGCAGGCCAATACCAGCGTGACAGGCACACTGACTGCCTACATCAACACATCCAATGTGGGTGGTGTTGGATTCAGCAACACCACAAATAAAACTGGAACATACACAAATTTAATTGTTGACAGTGATGCCGATGCACACACTGCCATCAGTGCCGCCACATATCCAACAGGGTTCTACAAGGTATTCAGTGCGCACACAAGTGCACCATTGACAGCATTTGGTACAGGGTACAATGACATACATTTGACTCACACCACCAGCGGAAACACCAACAACGTGGGATTCGTCAAAGACAATGTGACATCTGTACCAACCTTGGTTGCTGGTACAGTGACGCTGAGCAATGTGTCAACTGCCGGAGCTGTGATACGTTATGTATCCGGCATACCGTATTATCAAAGTGGTGGTAATATTTGTGTCACCGGTTTACAAGCATACAACTGGATTGGACAAACATATACCAGTGCAACTCCAATGTCTATTGCGGCCAATACCACGGTGGCAGAAGGTACCACTGGCACGATCATAACAACACAGACAAGAACTTATGCACAACTTGATGGCGCTACAACATTCTTGACTGGTGGCATACCCAAGGCCAACACAGGTAATGTCATAGCCAACACATATACATTTGGGAATATCTTTGTTAATGTTAATGGGTCGGCTGCCGCAGTTGGCAACATAAATGCCACATTAACCAGTGTAAATGGATCAAGCACAGCAGTATCGTTGCCATCGTTGATAAATGTTTATAGCTCTGCTTATACAGGATTGGATGAAACTAACATTGTGTGTAGTGCAGGTGCCGCTGCCGGCAACACAACACCTGCAAAACGCATTGTGATAACCAGTGCAAATGTCAGCACTCCGATTTATGCCAATACCGGAACAAATTATTATAGTTCTGCGGCATTTACCAGCACATCCACAGTGGTGGGCACAACGGAAGCGGTGATACGTTGGGGCAACTTACGAGTTAATACCACAAACTACAGCACGGGTTATTTGCCAGTGGGCCCAGACTTGTCTGTTGGTGGAAATCGTACCACAACACAGAGTTTTAAATTTGCATTCCAAAGACCAATCATGCAGAATATGAAAGTGGTATTTACTGGAAAAATTTCTGGCATGTACGTGGCTGTGCCGGGCACACGATTGACAGATACTGCCAGTACACTCAACGGTTGGTTAGACGCCAATGTGGCCTATGCAGGATCTGGTTATCCAGGAGACAACACTGTTGCCGGCGGCAATGGCAGTCCAGGATGTGCTGTGGGCACACCAGTGCCAACAGGAACCTTTGTCAGCAATGTGGCCTATACGCTGACATTGGGCTCAGGCGATCTATCACAGTCGGTATCATCCAATCAGTGCCTGTTCAATCTGGTGTTGGGCCCAACTGATTGGGTCAGCAATGTTTACTTAGGATCATACTAAAATGGCCATTTCAGATACACAAAAAGTAGACCTGCTGTATAAGAAGATAGCCTGGGCCGCGACCAAGACCGACACCAATCCACCCAAGGAAGCCTACAACGAGTCCAATCCCAGTCCGTTGTTGATACGCGGTGATACCTTGTGGCAATTGTCAGCTTCAATTCCTGCAACCATTCCTGCCGCAACCACCAGCGTGGTACAGATTTACAAAGATGGCACAGGCATCTGGTCCAACACCGTTGAGTGTGCAGAATTAGCAGTGACAGACAACCGTACTTGGTCAACCCAGCTGACCAATTGGATTGATCCGCAATTTGGATCCACATACTTTGTCAAAGTCTATGTTGACGCCACAGGATCCACAACACCACAAACAACAGGAACAGCACTACAGGCCGCAGGCGTCAACGATGATCAATGGTATTTTGATTACCAATCAGGCATATTGAACTTTATTGGTGCCAACTTGCCTGCATCCATAGCCACTGGCGTCACTGGCAAAAGCGTTTTTATCAGCGGTGCTAGATATGTGGGGCCCACAGGTGTAGTCAATTGGGCCAACGGCCTGATCATCGGAAATGTCAGTATTGTTGGCAATACCATCAGTAGTATCAATGCAAATCTGAACCTGACTGGTGTAAACAACATATCAGCCACAGGAAACATTACATCGGGCAATGTGATCAGCACGTTTTATGGCAACAACATTGGCACAACAGCCACATATTCCAGTAATCTAACTGTCGGACAAGTGTCTATCACTGGTAATACCATCACAGGCAACACAGGGGTATCATTTGGCAGTAACATATATGCCGGCAATGTGATCAGCATGTTCTATGGCAACACCGTCGGTACCACTGCTGTCTACTCGGGCAATGTGATCACAGGCAACACCATTGGAACTAATCTCTATGGTAATCTTGTAGGAACATCGATTGACCTGAGTGGTAACATAACTGCCGCCAACTTTATAACCACTGGCAATGCCTTTGTTGGCAATATAACAGTTACAAACTTGGAAGTGGATCAGGGAAATATCATTGCAGGCAATGTGATCAGTACATTTTATGGCAATTTTCATACTGATGCTATTTACGGCAATACCACCAGTGTGGTATCCATTGCCACCAGTGGAGCCTTGCAACTGCCAATAGGCGGAATGTCTACTAGACCAGGCACCGCTACACAAGGCGCCATCAGATTTAACAACAGCGTTGCGGTAAATGGCATTGAATGGTATGACGGAGTAAATTGGAACCCGATTCAGAACGTCATCACTGATCAGCAAATTACCCCCGATGGAATCAACAATACCTTTGCATTGAATGATCCATCAGCCACAGCGGCAGCATTGATTGTCAGTGTTAACGGTACAGTACAGCGTCCTGGAGTCAATAATTCATATATTGTGTCCAATGGAAATATTGTATTTGCTGAAACTCCGCAATCAACAGATATTATTGACATACGTTATGTGGCTTCTGCCACAGTGGCCACATTGACAGGATTGAGCAGTGAAATTTCAACCACTGGTAATCTGTTTGTTGGCAATATTTTAACCAGCAATGGACTGTTTTGGGGCAACGGCATAAGCTATTTTGACGCTTTGTCTAGTTTTCTATTCTACAGCAATACCAACGTGGCAGCCTACCTGTCATCAAATACTGTTGCCAGTTTGTCCACTTTGACCACAGTGGGAAACATCAATTCCGGTGGCAATTTGAATGTGTCAGGCAATATCTATTCCAACAACTTCAACACGTCAGGCACCGGTGGCGATATCACTGGGGTTAATACCCTATTTGCAACCACAGTCAGGGCCACAACTGCGAATATCACTGGCAATATTGTAACTGGTGGAAATCTCACTGTTTCGGGCAATATCTATTCCAATAACTTCAACACATCAGGCACTGGTGGAGATATCACCGGAGTCAATACCTTATTTGCCACCACAATCAGAGCCACAACTGCCAATGTGACCAACGCCAATATTTCTGTAGTATATTCCAACGTCACCACAGTATCAAGCCCCAATGTTGCAGTTTCAACAACTCCCACAGTAGTGGACTATTTCCCTGCTTCTTTGTACCGATCAGCTAAATATATGGTACAATCTACTTTTGGCTCAAACATACAATTCAATGAAGTGTATTTGTTACAAGATGGTACTAATGCCACAATCACTAGTACCAAGATGGTTACTGCATCCAACACCGGAGTTTTCTCCGCTACTCTAGTCAGTGGTAATGTAAATTTACTATTTACAGCCGCAGGTGCCAACACTCAGTTGCGCATACAAAAAACACAGTTCTTAATCTAACAGCACATATCCAAAACAGCCCCTGGTAAGGTGGTTTTCCTACGGCCGTGGTAAATACTGTAGCACCATTTTAAAAGGAACTTTAGCAATGGCCAACATTACCAGAATTAAAAATAACCAAATTACCGACAGTACAATCACGTTTGCTAAGATTGCGTCCGGTACCCTAGTTGGTTCAAACTTTAACCCCAGCCTGACACTTAACAGTAACGTTACCATCTTGGGTAACCTGAGTATTTCGGGCAACACCAGTACAATCCAGAGTACAAATACGTATGTCAACGATCCGTTGATCGTGTTCAACAACGGCTATACTGGTAGTCCAACATATGATATTGGTATGATTGCCAATCGTAACCTACAGAGTTTGGCTGGTTATGGCAGTGTGAATACTGCTTTGGTGTGGAAAGAATCTGATGGTGCGTTTGAATTTATTGCCACAACAGAAACAGGTACTACTACAGGTTCTATTAACAATTCTGGTTGGGCCAACGTCAAAGCTGGTGGTTTGACCACATTGACTATAACATCCGGTGGATTGCAAGCTGTAGCAATTGGTAATGTGACACCTGGTACAGGTGTGTTTACAACAGGCACATTCAATACTGCCACCACAGGTGGACTACAAGCAGTTGCTATTGGTAATGCTACACCTGGATCTGGTGCATTTACAACAGGTACATTTAGTTCGACACTGGGTGTAACTGGCGCTACTACACTGACCACTGCTACTACAGGTGGATTGCAAGCAGTTGCAATTGGTAATGCAACACCAGGTACAGGTGCATTTACAACATTGACAGCTCAAACTGAAACAGTTGGCGGATTGCAAGCAGGTGCAATTGGTAACATCACACCAGGTACAGCCGCATTCACTACAGCAACCACAGGTGGACTACAAGCCGGCGCAATTGGTAACATCACACCAGGCACTGCCGCATTTACAACAGCTACAACAGGTGGTTTGCAAGCCGGTGCTATTGGTAACATCACACCAGGAACTGGTACATTTACTACAGGTACATTCAATACTGCCACAACAGGCGGTTTGCAAGCACAACAAATTGGTAACGTAACTCCTGGAGCTGGTTCGTTTACTGGCTTACAAGCTGTGGCACTTGGTAACATCACACCAGGTACTGCCGCATTTACAACAGCCACCACAGGTGGCCTGCAAGCCGGTGCTATTGGTAACATCACACCAGGTACAGCCGCATTCACTACAGCAACCACAGGTGGACTACAAGCCGGCGCAATTGGTAACATCACACCAGGCACTGGTGTGTTTGTCAGCGTACAGTCTAGCGCAATTGGCAACATCACACCGGGCACTGCGGCATTTACAACAGCAACCACAGGTGGCTTGCAAGCGGCCGTAATTGGTAACGTAACACCTGGTTCAGCAGTATTTACAACAGCCAACGCAGGTGGTATCCAAGCAACAGCAATTGGTAACATCACACCTGGTTCAGGCGCATTTACAACATTAGCAGTTAACAGTACCAGCACACACACTGGACTAGCAACATTTACAACAGCAACAACAGGCGGATTGCAAGCAGTTGCCATTGGTAATGCTACACCGGGCACTGGTGCATTTACTGCAATGACTGCCAGTAGCTTACAAGCTGTTATTGGTAACATCACACCTAACACTGGTGCATTTACATCAGTAACTGCCAACACAGAAACAGTTGGCGGATTACAAGCCGTGGCAATTGGTAATGTGACACCTGGTTCAGGTGCATTTACTACAGGTACATTCAGTTCTACACTGGGTGTTACTGGCGCTACCACAATGACCACTGCTACCACAGGCGGATTACAGGCTGTGGCAATTGGTAATGCTACACCAGGCACAGGTGCATTTACAACATTAACAGCCCAAACTGAAACAGTTGGTGGATTGCAAGCAGTTGCCATCGGTAACGTAACACCAGGTACAGCGGCGTTCACAACTGAAACAGTTGGTGGATTGCAAGCAGTTGCCATTGGTAACGTAACTCCAGGCACTGCCGCATTTACTACTGCTACAGCAGGTAGCTTGCAAGGTATCATTGGTAACGTGACACCTACAACAGCATTCTTCACCACAGCCAACGCCACAAACGTATATGCCGCCACAATTGGTAATGCAACTACAACACTTAACGGAGCAACTGGTACTGTTACTGGTAACCTAACTGTTGGTAACCTAATTACTAGCGGTACTAGCGGTAACATCAGTGGTGCCAACGTGATCAGCGCCACAACATTCAGTGGTTCTGGTTCTGGCTTAACCAACTTGCCATCCACATCAATTGTGGGCACAGTGGCAACAGCCAACGTGAGCATGTACGACAGTTTTACTGCTACAACAACTAATGCCACATTCTATCCACAATTGGTTGATAAAACAACAGGTAATGGAGCAGTCTTCACAACAAGTACGCTAAGCCATAATCCTTCAACTGGTAACTTGGTAGCCACAGCGTTTGTGGGTAGTGGCGCATATCTAACAGGTCTCAGTGGATCGGCCACAGCCAACGTGGCTTACTACGAACAAATTACTCCATTGAGTAACAGTCAAACCTATTATCTGCCCTTTGCCAATTTGACAAACGGCATCAGCGGTCTAGGCGCAGTAACATCAGTTAACGTTAACCCAGGCACAGGTTCTGTATTCTCAACCAGCGCAAACACCACAACATTGAATGTTGGTGGTACCAGCGTCTTGGTAGGACAGGTACAAGCAACCAACGCAACACAAGCAACCAATGCAACCACAGGCGCATTGGTAGTCACAGGTGGTGTTGGCATTGGTGCCAACTTATGGGTGGGTGGTAATGCCACAGTTGTTGGTAACTTTACAGTTATTGGTACAACAACTTCGGTTCAATCCACAACATTGGATGTAACAGATTTGAATATCACCGTTGCCAAGGGTGCCGCAAGTGCCGCAGCCGCTAACGGTGCTGGTTTAACAGTCGATGGCGCTAGTGCAACATTGTTGTACACAAGTTCAACAGACACGTGGAACCTTAACAAAGGTATTGTTGGTTCTTCAACTCTAAACATCACTGGTGCAACTACACTAACAACAGCCACTACAGGTGGATTGCAAGCAGTTGCAATTGGTAACGCTACACCTGGATCAGGTGCATTTACATCATTGAGCACCACAGGTAACTTGACAGTTGGTGGTAACATTAGTGTTACAGGTAACATTGTACCAACTGCCAACGTGGTGTACAGTTTGGGTACAAGCACTAACCGATTCAAAGACCTATACCTAAGTGGTAGCACACTGGTTGTTGCTGGCTTTAATCTAAGTGAAGATGCCACAAGTGGCAATGTGAACCTTACTGCCAGAAATGGTAACCAATTACAACTGGTAGCCACAGCGGCCAACGTATTCCAGACAACAGGTAATGTGGTGTCACCATACCACTTGGGCAATTTGATTGGTCAAACAGCAACTCTGTCAACCAGTTTACAAGCCACAGCAATTGGTAACATCACACCAGGAACAGCCGCATTTACAACAGCTACAACTGGTGGCCTGCAAGCAGTTGCCATCGGTAATGCTACACCAGGTACAGCGGCATTTACAACAGCCACCACAGGTGGATTGCAAGCAGTTGCAATTGGTAATATCACACCAGGATCTGGTGCATTTACAACAGGTACATTCAGTTCAACACTGGGTGTCACTGGCGCTACCACAATGACCACAGCTACAACAGGTGGATTGCAAGCAGTTGCCATCGGTAATGCTACACCAGGTACAGCGGCATTTACAACCACAACTACCAACACAGGTACCATTGGTGGATTGCAAGCAGTTGCTATTGGTAACATAACACCAGGAACAGCCGCATTTACAACAGCTACCACAGGCGGATTACAAGCAGGTGCTATTGGTAACATCACACCGGGCACTGGTGTGTTTACAACAGGTACATTCAATACTGCTACCACAGGTGGTTTGCAAGCAGTTGCTATTGGTAATGCTACACCAGGAACTGCGGCATTTACAACAGCTACAACAGGTGGCCTACAAGCCGGTGCTATTGGTAATATTACACCAGGCTCTGGTTCGTTTACTGGCCTGCAAGCAGTTGCCATCGGTAACGTGACACCTGGCTCGGGTGTGTTTACAACAGGCGCATTTAATACAGCCACCACAGGTGGTTTGCAAGCAGTTGCTATTGGTAATGCTACACCAGGAACTGGTGCGTTTACAACAGTTACAGTTAATAACATAACAACTGGTGGCCTACAAGCAGGTGCTATTGGTAACGTGACACCGGGTACAGCGGCATTCACTACTGCTACAACTGGTGGATTGCAAGCAGCCGCAATTGGTAATGTAACAGCAGGTTCTGGTGCATTTACAACAGGTACATTTAGTTCAACACTGGGTGTAACCGGCGCAACAACAATGACTACTGCTACTGCTGGTGGACTACAAGCACAAGCAATTGGTAATGTGACACCTGGTACAGGTGTGTTCACAACAGGCACATTCAACACAGCTACAACAGGCGGACTACAAGCAGTTGCCATCGGTAACGCTACACCAGGTACAGCCGCATTCACTACTGCCACAACAGGCGGATTGCAAGCCAGTGCTATCGGTAATGTAACAGCAGGTTCTGGTGCATTTACCACACTGAGTGCAAGTGGTGTAGCATCTGTTACCAACAATACAGCTTCTACAACTACTGCCAATGGTGCATTAGTGGTCACAGGTGGTGCTGGTATTGGCGGCGCAATAAACGTTGGTGGTACAGCTACTATCACTGGTAACACAGCAGTAAACAACACATTGTATGCTCAAGGTGTGTATGACAACAGCGTTCGCGTAGTGAGCGTAACCGGCGGAGCTGGTAACTTGACCATCAGTGGTGGTAATATAACATTGACAGCAAGTGGTCCTGGCGTACGAACTGCCGTTGGTAGTGCAACTTTAATTCCAGTTATCAGCACAGACGCATATGGTCGTGTTACTGCACTAACAACAGCGGCATTGTCGGCAGTGGCTTCAGCTACCAACGCCAACGTTGCATACTACGGACAAGTTGCAAATTACAACTCCGGTACGTTCTACCCAATGTTGAGTTCGCAGAATACTAGTGGTACAGATTCTTCGTTTGGTGTAGCAAACAACATTACATTCAATGCTGCCACTGGACTGTTGAGCATTGGTAGACTATCAACCACAGGCACCATTACTTCTGGTGGTGATGTTACGATAAATTCAGTAACGGCTAGTACTAGTGCTTCAACAGGTGCACTAGTTCTTACTGATGGTGGCCTGGGCGTATCAGGTAATGCGTTCTTTGGCTATTCTGTAACAATCAACAGCACACAAACCAGTGGACAAGACTTTATTGTCAAGGGCAAGAACGCTGGTACATTGATATGGGCTCGCCCAAGTGCTTCATATGATCAGGTCCTGATTGGTGGTAATGCCACAGTTGGTACACTGACCACAGGAGCCAAACTGCAGATCAACTCAACAGACTCTATGATAGTACCATCAGGTACAACATCACAGCGTCCAAGTGCTGTGGGATACACTGACATTGCTGGTATGGTGCGTTACAACACAACCAGTAACATAATGGAATTCTTCAACGGTACACAGTGGAAGAGTTGCGGTACGGTATTTACTGTTATAACTGATCAACAGTTCAATGGTGATGGTACTACCACAGCGTTTACTTTGTCAGCTTCGACAACCACAGCGGCCAGTGTGGTCAGCATCAACGGTGTTGTGCAGATTCCAACACTGGCCTACTCTGTAACTGGGGTAACATTAACGTTCACAGAAGCACCACTAGCTGGTGACGTGATTGACGTTCGCGTGTTGACAACCACAGAGTCAGGTGGCAGCGGTGGCGGTACAGCCAGCGCCAATGGTTATGTACAGTTGTCAGTTGACAACAACGGTCTGTACATATACACTGGATCAGCAGGTACTACCGCAATAACAACCAGCTGGAACACCGCAGGTGCTCAAGTTGGCAGTATAGCCAACACAGCAGTGGCAACAGCCAACACAGCAACCACAATCGATTCGATGGATTCTACCACTTATCGTAGTGCCAAGTACGTGATACAGGCCACAAATGGTGCCAACTATCAAGTAATGGAAGCACTATTGATATCAAATGGCACTACTGCTACAGTGATGACATACGGTACAATTCAAACTGGTGCCAACGTGGGTGTTGTTAGTGCTACACAAAGCGGCAGTAACGCACAGCTACAGTTTGTATCAACATCAGCTGGTACCAACGTGAGAATTACAAAAGATTACATGGTGATCTAAAACGAGTGATAGTTGGGGTTAGACGGGCTAACCCCAACTTAGTAATAAACAATTTCGTGGATAGTGAAACGAAAAAGGAAAACAAATGGCAAACGCAAATTTTATAGTACAAAACGGCATTAGCATTGGTGGTTCATCGGGTGCTACGATTACTGCAGATCCCACAACAGGTGCAGTAGCAATTGCACCTGCGGCAACGGCAGCGGTACCAAACCCAACAGCAACAGTTTTTACAACTGCTGGAACAACCACAACTGTGGCAACCACAGGTGGTACACCAACTCTCGCCAGTCTTGCTACAGCATCCAACACAGCCACAGCCGGCTCAGGTCTAACCACATTAGGCAATGTGACCATTGGCAATATCTATGTCAACAACAGCACTGGTACTGCTGGTCAATTTTTAAGCTCTAACGGTGCTGGTTTAACTTGGCAAACACTCAGTGCCAGTAGCATCAGTAATGGAACAAGCAACGTAACAGTAGGCAGTGGCAGTATAACCCTTGGCATAAACAGCGGCAACGTGATGTACATTCAGTCTGCCACAGTGGGCGCAGGCAACGTTTGGCTCAACGGTAGTATATTACCCGGAGCCAACATTGCCTACACCCTGGGTAGCACAACAAAAATGTGGAAAGATATTTTCGTTGGTCCAGGATCTTTGTATGTTAACGGCAAGCAAGTTCTTAGTGACAACTCGGGCACAATACAACTGAGTACGGATATAGATCAAAACTTGAGCATTAGAACCAGCGGTACTGGTGATATTCAGGTCAATCCATCAGGCACAGGTACTATTGCTCTACAAGGCACAATCAAAGTCACCGCTGGTAAGAACTTTACTTCTAGCGACGGCAATGCAATTGGTTTTGCGAACCAGATCGCAGTTGACAGCATCACAAGCAAATCAGCCAACACAGATTTAACGGTCACTGCCGCGGGCACTGGTAAAGTTTACATCAATGATGATTGTACCATCACTGGTAACTTGACCATCAGCGGTACAACCACAACAGTTAACACTTCAACATTGAGTGTGGCTGACAACATCATTGATCTAAACAGTGACGTGACAACAGGAACTCCGACAGAAGATGCTGGTATTCGCATACTGCGCGGTGATTCATCAGCGGTACAACTAAAATGGGCAGAGACAGTTGATACATGGCAATTGACCAATGATGGTTCAACTTATGCCAACATTGTAACCACATCCGGTGCTCAAGGCACAGGTGTATTCACCACACTGAGTGCAAGTGGTGTAACATCAGTTACAAATAACACAGCTTCTTCGGGCACCGGCACTGGTGCATTGGTGGTCACAGGTGGTGTTGGCGTGGGCGGCGCAATGAATGTGGGCGCCAACGTGACAGTCACAGGTAGTGTACTACCAAGTGCCAACGTTACATACAACTTGGGTAGCCCGACAGCACGTTGGAAAGACTTGTATTTGTCTGGTACAACCATTGACTTGGGTGGTACCACAATGTCTGCTCCAGCAGGTGGTGGATTTGCTGTTACCACAGGTAACATTGTGGCTGGTGCCGCAACAGTCAGTACCAGTACAACAACAGGTTCGTTGATAGCGGCAGGTGGTGTGGGCGTTGTGGGCAATTTGAATGTTGGTGGTCAAGTTACCAGTGGTACTCATCTACCCAGTGGCAACGTCACAGTCAACCTGGGATCAACTACAGCATACTGGAACAACATATACGCCAGTAGCATTAATGCTGTAGGTATTACTGTAAACAGTGGCAAGATACTGCCAGGTGCTAATGCTGTAGTTGATATTGGTTCAACCACTGCTTGGTTCAATACAATTTACGGTAAATCAACACAAGCTCAATATGCTGACTTGGCAGAGAACTATCAAGCCGATCGCGCATACGCTCCTGGTACAGTGGTCATGTTTGGCGGAAGTGCAGAAGTCACTGTAGCCGATTCAGACACCACACGAGTAGCTGGTGTTGTTTCTACCAATCCAGCTCACTTGATGAATGGTGGCCTGCAAGGAACCAACATTATACCATTGGCACTACAAGGGCGTGTTCCTTGTCAAGTGATTGGTCCTGTTCGTAAGGGTGACCTAATGGTATCAGCCGGACACGGTTATGCCAAGGTAAACAATTCTGCTGGCGTTGGTCAAGTAATTGGCAAGGCACTACAAGAAGTCACTTTCCCTGGTAAGGCAGTGATTGAGGTTGTGGTAGGCAGAGTCTAATAGCTTTTGTCCACAAAAAGGGCCTTAGGGCCCTTTTTTTATTACAGATAAATACATATTAGTAATTTGGATATAAGATAATGGCATTAACAAGACCCCGATTTAGTCAGTTAAACACCAGTGTTGTGGCTGAAGCTGACCCAATCACGGTGCTTCACCAAGGCGCAACCAATGCCAACGTGGATGTAGGATTTTTGTTTAACCGTGCCAACGGCCTGGTGTCAAACGTGGCCTTGTACTGGAGCGAAAGCTCACAAAGCATCATCACAGCGTTCACATCAAACTCGGGCGCAACAGATTCCAACATCACCGTCTCATCGTATGCCAACCTAACAGTAGGCAATGTGTTGACAGTCAACGGTGGCATAATTGGCATTGTTGGTAACTTGACCCTGGGCAATTTGATATCCAACACCGGAGTGTACGCAGTCAGTTCTGTAACATCTGGTGATGCCTATGTGGGCGGCAACTTGCTGGTGGTGGGCAACATCACCACACTGAACCGAGAAATAGTGACCAGTGTAGAGATTGTGTCGGGCAACTTGGTGGCCAATTCGGGCACAGCCAGTACCAGTACCACAACAGGTGCCTTGGTGGTAACAGGTGGCGCGGGCATCACCGGCAACTTAAACGTTGGTGGTCAAACAGCACTTGGTAATGGTGTTAACTTATATAACACAGGTGGATCCGTACTTAACATCACTGGCAATACATTTGGCGATGGTGGTAGCAACAGCGGTGCCAACGCATTGGTATACATTAGCCAAACAAATTCGTGGAGCGGCAACCAACCTTGGTCACTGTATGTAACTGGTTATTCCTACATGAATGGCTTCCGTATTAACGGACAAGACAGCCCACGTGCTTTACACAAATCTATTACAGGTAACCTTGGATTTAGTACAAGTGATGCCACAAGCGGTATTACATTTGGTCCACAAAACGGTACTACAGCATTTGCTGTATACCCACCTACATCCGGTGCCACAGTAGTAAACTATCTACAAGTAACTGGTGCGGCAGTAAACACAAGCCCAACGATTTCTGCGCTTGGTACTAATGCCAACATTGACATAGTATTACAAGCCCAAGGTAATGGCAATATTACTACTGCTAACATAGTAAGATTTACCAATACCAACACATCAACCAGCACAAATACTGGTGCGTTAATTGTCGCAGGTGGTGCAGGTATAAGTGGTAATGCTATAATTGGCGGCAATATCACAACATCAACCAGTTTGATACCAAGTGGTAATGTACTGTCGCTTGGTGGTAATGTTTCGTTGGATGTGTTAAGAATCTACAGCAACAATTCAGTTTCTAGCGACTACTACAATACCAGCTTTGCTTCTCCGCAATTTGCATTAGTACCACCACAAAATCAGTATGGTGCGGCCATAGTTCAACTGGGACAAAATCCCAGGATCAGCAGTCTTGGGTCAGACGGTATATATGTTACCACAAACGGGGCATTGGGTTATGCAGGAACCACACAACTCAAAATTGTACACACTGGTAGTGCGGTCAATTACACTGAAATAACCGGAGGCACAACCGGTAATGGTCCCACAATTCGAGCACAAGGTGAAACCAATGTTGAATTAAATCTTGTATCTCGTGGCACCAGTGGCATCAACTTGCGTACTGGCGCCAACACCGCCACACAGTTTAGAGTTGGCGACACAGCTGGTGCAGTCAATTATGTGGCAGTGACTGGTGCCGCTACCGGCAGCAATCCTGCTATTAGTGCCCAGGGCAGTGATAGTAATATTGTATTGTCTTTGCAACCAAAAGGTTATGCCCAGGTTGAGTTACAGAGTGGCGGCCGCCGGCAGATGTTGGTTACTTACCAGTCTGGTAATACCGAAACAAATTATCTCATTGTAAGGGGAGCAAACTCTGGGTCTGGTCCTGCTATCTATGTGGCAGGTACAGTAGATGCCAACATAGATCTTTCTCTCAGTGGAAAGGGTACCGGCAATGTCTCGACCTCGAGTCCAGTAGTCATCACCAACGCTAACGTATCAACCAGTATCAGCACTGGTGCGCTGATTGTGTCGGGTGGCGCAGGTATAAGTGGTAATGTGTTTAGCGGTGGCTATCACTATGTAACCCCAACCAGTGTCACTGATGTGGCTGGCGGAACATATGGTACAGCGATTGCCGTTCCAGGTAGTAACTGGGGCATCTACGCCAATATTGGTCAAACTGGAACTTATTATTTTAGACAAGTAATTGGTAAAGATGCATCAAACAACATCATAGTTGGTCATACTGGCACAACAGCCCTGAATGCCAACATTAACATTTGGCCTGGATCTGGTGGCACTGGGTATTTTAATGTAATAAATCCATTATCATCTAATCCAGTTTTCTCAGTCAATACACTGGCAAATACAGTGGTAGTTGCAAACGCTCAGGCATCAACATCAAATGTAACAGGTGCCTTACAAGTAGCAGGCGGTGTGGGCGTTGGCGGTAACATCAATGCCAGTGGCAACATTTACGCCATTGGTACTAATAGTAAACACGGCTACACCTGGGCCAACTCAGTAAGCAGTGCCTATACAGTTTTTAATTCAGCAACAAACAGTATTGACACTGTGTTTGGATAAGCCGTGGCCACAATATCAACTAGATTAACCAACGCCGGTACCTTGTTGGTCAATGGTGCCATTGATGAGGTTACTTACAATACCAGTTCTGGTGTTGTTAAAAATTTACTAGCCTGGAGCGAGTATTACACCGCGTGGACTGCCGGAGATCAAAGTGGTTGGTTTTATAACACATCTCCAAACGAAATAGTTTTTAATGCCACTGTTGGCCCCATGCCTGGCTCGCTTGCTGGCAAATTGATCGACATGCCCGCATCCATGGGCAGTCAAATACATCGAATTTATAACAATTGGAGCCAATTTGTTGCAGGCACAGTTTATACTCTTAGCATATATGCCAAAGCCGCTGAGCGTACACAGTTTATACTGTTTCATGAGGAAACAGCCGGCAGGGTGGGTATAAATGTGGATTTAAGTGCCGGTACTGCCAGTATATACAATGGCTCACCAATTTCTTACTTTATCACCTACATCGACAACGGATGGTACCGTGTGGGCTTTACTTTTACTGCCACACAAACAGGATCCACGGTATTGGACTTGTGCCGTATGAAAAACGCCAGTGGACTGGGAACGTATGTGGGCGATGGCGCCAGTGGTATGTACCTTTGGGGCGCACAGTTAGAAGCAAGTGCTACGGCCACTGCATACCAAGGCAATGGGCTAAACGCGGCACCTTACTCAGCCGGCAGTAAGCCCACTCCGTTAACCCCAGTGTGGGCCACAAAGACTGCACCTGATACTGTGTACGCCACTGGTAATTTTGACGAGGTCACTTACAATTCGACTGTTGGTATTTCTGCTATTAAGAATATATTGACTTACAGTCAACAGTTTGCAGCCGGTTGGAGTTCGGGCAATATAACATCTACCAGCAATGCTGGCTTGGCACCCGATGGTTCGCAAACCGCAAATAAATTAACAGAAAATACCGCCAACAATAGACACATAATAAATATAGGTCGTCCTGTTGCTGCCGGTGCTCTACAGTCCCCTTATACTTTTAGTGCTTACGCCAAAGCCGATACAAGAGGAAATATACAGTTGGTATTGAAAGAATATCAATCATATGTTCGCCAGGCATCGGCAATATTTAATGTATCCACAGGAACAATAGGCACCACTGGTGGATTCAATGGTGCAACACTCCTGTATTCTAATATTGCTGATTTTGGCAGTGGGTGGTATAGATGTTCAATGACTGCGAACTTGGGTAGTACAGAAACACTAATTGGTTCGGAAATTCTTATTGCCAACAGTAGTAGCGTTAGTAGTTACACCGGAGACGGCACATCATCAATTTATGTATGGGGCGCACAAACAGAAGCAGGCAATGTGGCCACGGTCTACCAAGGGGTTACTACAGGTAACACATTGATATCACCAAACTTTGCCCGGCGTGAGGACCGGACCGGCAACATGTATGTCACCAACAGTTACGACGAGTTTACCGGCGCACCAGTCATTGATTCCAGTGTGGTACTATGGCTAGACCCAACACAAACTGCAAGTTACTCTGGCACAGGCACCACCTGGACAGATCTCAGCACCGCACAAAATAACGGAACACTAACATCAAGTACATCGTTTGATTCAATCACCGGAGGCGGATCGTTTAATTTTGCTGGAACCAACTACGCAACATTGGCCGCCAATTTGGTTTCTTCGGGGTCAAGAACCATAACAATGGCTTTTAAGCCAACAGACAATGTCAATAGATCGGGTGTTATTTCCAACAGGGATGGGGTTGGCGGGTGGTTTGTGTGTATAAATCGCAACGGAGCTCAACTACTGACTTATAGTTTAAATGGTGTGTCAGTTAATAATGATCTATCAGCCAATGTAATCAGTCAAACAAATGTTTGGTATCTGGCCACTATAACTCATGATGCTGTGGCTAATATTGGGAATATATATCTTAATGGTAACTTGTCTGTTAGCGCAACCATGGGAACAATAGTACCTATTACAACATTGAATTCTTATGTGGGCAGAGAAGTCAATAGTGGACAAAATTTTCCTGGATGGATAGGTGATGTCATAGTGTATAACCGAGCACTTACTGCTGATGAAGCGACTCAAAACTACAATGCCCTACGCCGCAGGTACAACCTATAAAGTACAATAAATACTACTATGGCTAAACTCTTATCAGGCACACGAATTTATGGTAATCTTGTAATAGATACTTGGGCCAATGCGGCCTCGGCCAACATGTCAGGAACCACCACCAGTACCAGCACCACAACAGGCGCACTTGTTGTTGCAGGTGGTGCAGGCATTGCAGGCGATGTCAACATTGGCGCCAACTTGACCTACGGCACAGTGCCCATACTTGAAAGTAGCAGAACCGTCACCAGCATTGGCACAGCTCCAGTGGCCATTGATTGGTTTAGCAATACTGCATATCGCAGTGCTAAATATGTGGTCAGCACCACAGATGTCACAAACTCGCAGTATCAAACAGTAGAGGTAATCTTGGTCCAAAATGGCACAACATCAACCATCACCAGTTATGGTGAAGTGACCACTGGATCCAGCACTAGAATGACGTTTACTTCAAACATCACATCGGGCAACGTCATACTATGGGGCACTGGAGTGAGCGCAAACAACACAGTCAAATTGGTTAGAACTTTAATCCCAGTTTGATTTTATATTATTGATGGATAAATATACTATATGGCTAATACAAATTTTACTCTAGTCGATGGTTTGACTTGTGGCCCAACAATGATTTTTGGTGGCAACGGCGACATAGTGACCACTGGCAATGTGAGCGTCACTGGTGGCGGAACTTATCTTGGCATAAGTACCAGCAAAATATACAGCGGAACCAGTAATGTTGTAGTTACTGCAACCAACGTATTTGCAAATATTTCAGGAACACCGCAATTAACCATCAGCTCCACAGACACAACAGCCGCTGGTAATTTAACAGCTTCTGGTAATTTAACAGCAAGCGGTATTACACGAATTTCTAACAGCACAGCGTCCACCAGCACAACAACAGGCGCCTTACAAGTCACCGGCGGCGCTGGTATTGGTGGTAACGTATATGTCGGTGGCGCCATGACCATCAGCGGCAACTTGACAATCAACGGTACCACAACCACCATCAACAACACCACAGTTGAAACCACCGAATATGTAAACTCAATTGATGCGCTAGTTGTTCGCTCAGCCACCATGGGCAACATTGGTGCCAATGTGATTGGCACCGGCACATACTTGACCAGCCTGAATGCCAGCAACCTATCAAGTGGTACTGTTCCTTCTGCTCAGATCAGCGGTTCGTATACTGGTATCACTGGTGTAGGTACCATAGCCACTGGTACCTGGCAAGGTAGCGTAATAGGTACAAGTTATATCAACGGTTCTTATACCAACATCACTGGTGTAGGTACAATAGCCACTGGCACCTGGCAAGGCACTCCAATTGGTGCAAGTTATGTGGCAACATTGAATCAAAACACCACAGGATCAGCAGGCACGTTTACCAGTACCACACAAAACTCGCAATTCAACTCGGTGGGTGTTGGTACCGCAGGTTCAGGCACAGGCGGTGAGATTCGTGCCACCAACAACATCACAGCGTACTACAGTTCAGACGCACAGTTCAAAGAAAATGTGCAGGATGTACCCAACGCCTTGTCGATTGTGACCGCTATCGGCAGTAAATTGTTTGACTGGACCGATGCTTACATTGCGGACCACGGAGGCGCAGACGGTTACTTTGTACAGAAGTCGGATTTTGGTGTCATAGCGCAGGATGTACAGCGTGTGTTCCCGCAAGCTGTTCGCACACGCCCAGATGGCTCACTGGCAGTGGACTATGAAAAATTAGGTACACTGGCATTTGGCGCCATTGCTCAGCTGTTGGCTCGGGTGGAAGCACTAGAAGCCAAACAAGATTGAGGAGTAGCTCATGACAACCCCGTCATCAGGTGCAATGAGTTTTAGTGCGATCAATACCGAACTTGGTAATTCTAGTACTGCTACAATTTCACTAAACGATACAAAAGTTAGAACTCTGTTTGGCAAAAGCAGTGGTACGATTGCCATGAGTGATGGTTACAGCAAAGCCTACACTGTGCCAGGCAACAGCGGGGTATTGACATCGGGCTCAACTTACTCTCTACCATCAACCAGTGGAACTACCATCAATGTTCTTGTGATTGGCGGTGGTGGTGGCGGTGGTGGTGGATCAGGCCGTAGTAGTTTTGCTGGTTACTTCACCGGCGGCGGTGGTGGTGGTTCAGGCGGCAACGCCTATGCCACAGGAATACCAGTTACACCGGGACAAGGAATCAGTTTCTCCATAGGTGGCGCCGGTGGTGCAGGTGCGTCTCGCGATGGTAGATATTCAGGCGGAGCCAGTGGCGGATCAGGTGGCACCACCAG